GACGTGGCGGTGCCAGGCGTAGACGTCGTGCTCGCGCATGTAGGTGAAGCCCAGCAGCACGCCGTCGTCGCGCGCGCCCCAGATGATCTGGTGCGGCTCGGCGGCGAACGCCCATTCGACAATGCGGTGGGCGCCGCTCGAATCGTAGAGCAGATGGCTCGACAGGATGCTCATGTCGAAGCTCTGGTACTGGTCCTGGATGGCGTCGAAGCGCAGCGCCACCACGCGGCTGCCCTTCTCCTTGATGAACAGCACGTCGTTGCCGGCCTGGATCGGCGGCACGTGGCTCGATCCATGCTCGGTCTGGGGCAGGGTGAAGCAGGCGCCGGGCGTCAGCGCGTTCGAGCTCGGCCCCGGCCAGCAGCGCCATTCCGCGCCCGAGGTCATCACTAGCATCGAGCTGCCGACCGGGACCAGATGGCGGATCTCGTTGACCTGCCGGCCGGTCAGGGTGCGCGTGATGGCGTCGTCGTCGCGCGTCGGCGTCGACACGTTCATGTTGCCGAACGCGCCGACCGCGGTGAACCACAGGCCCTGTGGCTGGTCGCTGGTGGCGCCGTAGACCTGGCGCTGCATGAAGTAGGTCGAGCACGCCGGATTCTTGCTGCCGACGTCGGGGTCGGTGGTGGTGTTGAGCCCGATCACCGCGCCTGTGCCGGCCGAGTCGGTGACGATCAGGCCGATCTGGCCCGACGCGGCGGCATCCGGGTCGACCGGAAAGTGGCTGCCGGGAGTGATCCCGGTGATGGAGCCGCCCGAGACGGAAACAATGAATCCCACCGGATAGAAGTCGATCACGCCGGAAACGACCGTGCGGACCTGGACGCCGGCGCCGTAGCCGCTGCCGCCGTTGATGACCGTGCACCCCGAGACATAGGTGATCGAGGGGTCGCCCTCGCTGGTGAAGATGGGCTGCAGCACAGCGCCGGAGCCCGAGCCGTCGGTGATCTGCAGGAAGGCGTTGGGCGAGGCCTGCTGCGTGGTGTCGGCCAGTGTCGCCGAGGCGATCGCGCTGCCGCTCAGAGCGAAGCTCACCGTGGTCAGCGTGCGGCCGCCGTCGATCACCTTGCCGGTCGGGCTGTTGTAGCCCGAGCCGCCCTGCACGACCGTGGCGCTGCTCAGGAGGTTGGTGCCGAACGGCGTGCGGCTGCCCGGTGGCGTGTTGGAGATGTCGGGGTCGAGGTTGCTGTCCGTCCAGCTCGCCTGCTGGACCTGGGCCACGAAGCCGTAGACCGAGCCCTTCACCTTGTAGACGTTGTAGTTCGTGCAGCCCGGCACGCCGGTCCAGTTCCAGGTGCCGCCGCTGCCGTTGGACGAGCCGGCCGCGGCGCTGGGCAGGCTCTCCTCGCCGCTGGTGTCGCTGATCGCGGTCACGACAACGAACGCGGCCGAACCGCCGCTGGTCGATGCGAGCCCGGTTGGCGGCTGCGTCGTGGGCGCGAAGGTGATCGACGTGAGCGACCAGAGGGCGTGGCCGGCCCGCGTGAGCCGGCGCGCCGAGTAGCTCGGATGGGTGAGCGTCATGGTGTCGGCGCTCTGCACGTATTTCAGCAGCGCGAGGTCGTCGGCGGCATAGGGCGTCGGCAGGCTGAACAGGCGCGCCGCCTGGCCGTTCGAGTCGTCCGGGGCCTGCGGTGCCACCCAGGGATCGAAGGCCGTTGTGTCGATGCCGATCGAGACATGGTCGGCATCGATCCACGTCACTGTCACCGTCCGGCCGTTGAGCTGGATCATGCCGACGATGTCGGAGAGCAAGATGCGGTCGCCGGTCGAAAAGCCGTGCCCGGTGATCTGGATCACGCCGGGACTGGCGTTGGTGATGCCCTTGATGGCCTTCGCCGCCTCGGTCACGAAGCCCCATTGCGAGCCCGACTGCATGGCGACCTGCATTGTCTTGTCGCCGAACACCAGCACGTAGGTCTGGCCCGACGGCAGCGTGCGGAACTGGAACGGGATCAGCCGGTGGCGTGCGCTCGAATCGTCGACCTCGCCGATGAAGCGCGTGCCCGGCCGGTTGCTCACGCCGCCATGGGCATGCACCAGGAAGTTCTGCAACGTCCGCGCGCCGACATGGAACTTGGCGAGATCGACGCGGCCGTAGAGGAACGGCGAGAGCTCCCCGGCCGCGAACGACGGCTGTATCAAGGGGATCGCGCTCATCGCGCGATTCCCGGGCGGGCGGTAGCGCTTGTAATCAAGCGCGAGAGCCTGCGCATCGCAGAAAGGATCAAGCTGTCGAGGGCCGTCATACCGCGATCTCCGGCACGAAGCCGCGCGCTTGCAGGGACTCGGGCAGGTAGTAGCGGTTGAGCGCGGTGCTTTCGTTGGCCATGTCGGCGCCGGCGCGCTGCAGCGTTGCCTGCCAGAGCTGGGTGAGAGTGCGTACGCGGTCGTCCTTGCCGGTGAGCTCGAAGCAGATGCGCGCCGCCAGGCCGTAGGTCATGGCGTCGACGAAGCCCGGATCCCAGCGCAGCGGGTCGCCGACCTGCGCGGTGTAGATCGCGGCCACCGGCGAGGCCTGGGTCAGCAGCACCGTGACGAACGCGCCGGTCGAATCGCGATCGGCGGCGATCTCGCAGAACGTCTCCGGCAGCGCCAGCAGCGGCACGTCGTTCAGGCGCCGCAACCGCAAGCAGTCGGTCGGCAGGGCGTACTTGTAGCGCCAGCGTCCTGGCGGATTGGTGAGCTCGGCGAGCTGCGCGGTGAGGCGCGCGAAGTTCCAGTCGAAGGCGCGCAGGGTCGCGTCGCGTACCAGGGCGAGGTGCGTCAGGCAGGCGTTCGCTTCGGCGCTGCCTTCGTCGATCGCGCTGATCTTGGAGCGCGTGCCGCAATGGGAGATCGCGGCGTTGCAGATGTCGGTGATGGAGGGCATGTGGGCGCCTTCTGAAGCGCTAAGCGCAGAAAGAAACTCGGGGGCGGAAAAGGGTCGGGGCGAGCCGAAGCCCGCCCCGAAGGACGTCACGCCACGTAGCCGCGGGCGTACACGGGCTGGACGTCCAGAGACGGCACCAGGGCTGCCTTGAGCACGCCGGCGGTCATTGCTGCGGTGCCGATCACGTAGTTGAGGCGCACGAAGCGCTGGGTCGGACCCGGCAGCTCGCCGGGCAGGAACTTGTAGCCCTGCACCAGTGAGGCGACCGGGATTGCGTCGGACTGGCTGAGCGTCGACCACGCGCCGGGCGCGCCCGAGCCGTTGTCCGGCGCAGTCTGGAACTGCACCAGCAGGGTCGCCGAGCCGCCAGACGTGAAGGCGGTGACGACCACGCACAGCAGCATGAGCTGGTCGGTCACGGCGCCGCCGATATCGTGGGCGATGCCGAGGTCGATGATATTGGTCGAGGCGGTCGAGCCGATGGTGGTCGGGCTGTCGCCGGCATCGGCCGAGAACTGGTTCTGCTTGTCGATGAGCATGATGATCTTCTCCGAATAGAGGTTGGCTGTGGGGCTCTCCTTCTCCCTGCCTCCCCCGTCTGGCGGGGGAGGTGGCCCGAAGGGCCGGAGGGGAAAGCCTCAGGACGGGCTACGAGACGTTCGGCTCGGCATTCCCGATCTGGTCGCAGATCCTGATCGGGATGCCGCGGAAGGCCGTGTAGGGCTTGGAGTCCCGCGTCTCGATGGTCAGGAAGTTGTTGGTCTTCGCCATCGCCTGGATGTCGAGCGCCGCCCGCACCGTGCGATTGCAGTAGAAGGCCGTGTTGACCTGGCCCGGCTTGGTGCCGCCCGGCGGCGGGCTGTTGCCGGCCGCGCTGACGAACGGCAGCTTGTTGGTCGCCGTGATCAGCGTGTTGACGATGTTCGACGTGGTGACCGCACCGGCCGTAACGTTGATGTTGGCGACGCGCACCACGAACCGCCAATCGCGCACCGTGAGGCCGCAGTCCCACTTAAAGTGCGTGCGGTAGCCCTGGTAGACGTTGTTGTTGCCGTCGTAGAGCGGCACCTCGCCGAGGTCGCGCACCTGCAGGCCGGCCTTCGATCCCTTGGGGAACAGGCCGTGCACGGTGTTCTGGCCCCAGCCGACCAGCCAGATGCTGGTGTTGGTGTTCGAGCTGCCGCCGGCATTGACGATGTTGCCGCCGTTCGGCGCCGACAGCGAGCTGAAGCGCGGCCCCAGCCCGGTGAAGCGCTCGGGCGTGGCCGTGGTGCTGCCGTAGACGACGGTGCCCTGCATGCCCTGGTTCATCGATTCGATGAAGGCCATGTCCTCGCCCATGCGGAACTCGGCGGTGTTGCCGTTGAGGTCCGCGAGCGCCTTGTCGATCTCGCTGTAGGCCTCGAGCATACCGGTGCTGTCGCGCACCTGGGCAGTCGTGCTCTTGGACTTCACGACGCCGTAGTTCAGCAGACGCCAGGTTGCGGTCGGCAGGCCGGTGCGCACGGTGGTCTTGTGGCCGGCGCCGTCGTTGCACTGCATCCACAGCATGTCGGTCAGCATCTCGTTGGTCTGGCCGAGCAGCTCGATCACCGCCGCGGGCTTGCCGCCGGGATCGAGTCGGGTCGCCCATTCGCCGAGAGTCAGGGCGGAAGAAGCAAGGGTTGCCATTGTTCAGAAGCTCCTCAGGTTGGGTTTCAGGTTCGGGGATTTCCGTCGTAGATGACTTCGGCCGGCGATCGCGGGACCTGCGGCCGGGCGGGGTGGCCGGGCCGGAAACGGTCTTCCGCGATCATCTGCCCGAGACGCACGAACGCTTTCACGATCGCGGGATGGTTGCCCGCGCCCGTGAAGTTCAGCGCCTCGCGGAGTCCCGGAACGTCGAGGCGATCGATCGCGCGGTTTGCCGAAGCAAGAGAGGACTTCAGCCGGTCGCCGCCGATATCGGGATCAGCCTTGATCTCCGAGACCCATTGGTTCTGCAGGTCGACGAACGCCTGCACGGACTTGTGCGCGGCGGCAGTTTCGCGCGCC